TTAGACCGCATTTCTAAGTTAGCGGCTTGAACTTGTCGCATTGTAGTGTAACCCGACACCTCAAGGCTTCGTGTGACAGGGTCGTAGTTAACCCCCGCAAAAGCATTAGTAGCAGCAATAAGTAGGACAATAGTTGTTAAGATTGATTTAAACATTTGTTTTCCTTTGGTTATTGTGAAAAGATCCGTGCGGCTCCTTCTACCTTCTTCAAGGCTTCATCAAGGTCGTTTTGTTCATCACTCACCTCTAAGGCAAAGTGACCTCGATCGTGGTACCAACAGAGGCATTCAAAGCGTAGGGTGTTTGAGTTAAGAGGCACCAACTCCCACCACTCAAGCTCACTTCCATCTGCTGTGTTAGAGATAATGTTTAGGGCTGCTTCGTTAACCTTGATAACCTCATTTGTATCTTGGTCCCGGGCCACAAACATTCTTTCTTTATACATGTTCATACTTATCCTCCTAGTTAAAGTTGGTTGGCATTACATACTCGTCACAATTCTTTGAGAAGTCACTAAAGGCTACAGGAGCGTTATCCGGGTCGTGATCCCACCACTTTTCGGAGGCCTCTTGTTCTTCCTTTGTGAATTGACGGAAGCAGGTTTTGTTATCACAGACAGCGCTGCAGAAGGTCATATCTTTAAAACATAGCATTTGTAGTCTCTCTCTATATTATGTTAACGAGCAGTTTAACTTCTAGACTTGCTCAGGTCTGTTGTTAGGCTTAGAGGATTTCGCAGGCATTCCCACTACAGGCAAGTGTTTGAGCGCCTTCAGTGTTGTCTTCCTTTTCATAATCAGAAAGTTTAGTGAAGTCGATCTCAGGCATAGTTTGAGTTGCCATCTGATAGTCATACGCGGAGCAAGGCTGATAAGGTGCCTGTGCATAGGTATGCTCAGAGTAAGGCAAGAAGCTTACACCAGTGATATAGTCGAAGTTCTGATAGCACCAATCACCAACAGTCATCCACTCATCTTCCTTAACATAGACAGTAACACTCACAGAATGTTCTGACCAATGCTTCTGGAAGAGCAACCAGTTCTCAAGTTGTTCAATTGCGGTCTGCTCATTAGCCAGAGTCGCGCCTTCGGGTGACTTGATAGGGAAGGAGAAGATAGTTGTTTTGTTAGGGTTCATCTGGTCAGGTTCGTTAGGTACTCCTGCTTCTTTCATAAAGGTTGTCAGCGGATCATTGTTGGCTTGACGAACAGTACGAATGTAGTAAGGAGAGAAACGACCATGAATACCAGAGCTTGAGTCAACAAGCTGAGATACAGTACCAGAAGGTTTAATAGTAGTGATTGCTGTAGCGGGGTTAATGTTAAGCTTTTCAGAGTAAGCAATGTTGACTTCACCTGCATAGTCGCGCAGACGCTCCAACATAGCTGGATCTGGTTTCCGCAAGATCTTACAGTCCTGAATACCAGTCAAAGACACACCCAAGAGACGCTCTTCTTCACAGTTCTTCTGCCATACTTTACGGACATATTTGAACTCTGTGAGAGAGGCTTGGAGAGTACCTAGAATAGTAGCAAGGCCAATCTTACGCTTAAGGTCTTCTTCTGTATCATCAACACGACATACAACTTCAGACAGGTTACACAGTTGTCCAGAACGAAGCTGGATCTCTGCACAAGGGTTAGTTCCAACCAAGAGGTCAGAGTTGCGGCGTTTAGGAGCAAGTGCCTTAGCACCTGATCGGTTAAAGATGCCACGCTCACCAGAGCCAGACTTCATAAGAGCAAGCCACTCATCCATGAATACCATCATAGAAGGCTTCTGCTCGTAGGCAGCGGAGTTGTTTGCCAAGGCGCGGTGTGCAGTAGTTTCCCACCAACGGCCAGACTTAGCATCACGTACTTCAGGATCACCGAGGTCTGAGAGGCTGATAAGTGCAGAACGGCGAACACCACCGACAACTACTACTTCAGCAATCTTGCAGACAATATCGTGTACTTCAATAGAACGAAGTTTACGACCAGCAGCATTCTTAAAGGTTGCAGTAACAAAGCGCAAGAGATCTTCAAGGGGTTCTGGGCCAGAAGCACGACCGCCCATAGTCTTTAAACGAGCGCCTTCAGGTCGAATCTTGGAGAAGTCCCAAGCGTGAGTATTACCAAGGTATAGTTCAGCGATTAGTTTACGAAGAGCCTTAGCCCAGCCTTCAGCACTATCTTCAATCGTGATAGTACGCTCACTCTGAGTAAAGGTGTCGTTAATGATAGGTAGTTTGTTAACATACTGAGCTTCAGCGGAGAAGCCAACCCCTGTGCCAGACATCAAGATATACAAGATCTCATCAAAGGCACGGATATGATCGACAGCAGTAAAGCTACAGTTATATCCACGGAAAGGGTTTTGCGACAGTGCGTCACCAGCAGCCCACATAGCACGCATTGAGGGCATAACCTCACGGTTGTAGACTGCATCGGTTAGCTGTTGAAACTCGTCATCAGTGATTACGTTATCGCTGACTTCCTTTTTCCAAAAACCAATCAGACGGTCTACAGTCTCTGCCCACGTTTCACGACGACCTTCGGCCTCTAGAAAACGAGAGTAGCGTGACAAGTGGATGAATGATTCGTAGTTATTCATAGTTTTTAATCCTTTAGCTTTTCTTCTAGTTCTTCAATCATGTTGACTTTGCTTTGACGACGGTCAAGGTCAATGTCATATTCTTCTTTAGCATAAGCGTCAAGCTCTCTCTTAGTCATTTCTTCAATGGCCAGAACAACGTCTGCTTCGTCTTCAAGCGATCCATAGTTAACAGTGTCAACGCCTGTAGTAATTAAAGTCCAAGCCCAAAGCAAGAACTCTTTCTCCTCTTCATTCCACTTAGAAGAGTCCTTAAGGAAGAGTTTACCGTGCTCTTCGGTTTTGATTGCGTAGAACATAAAGTCATTTGCATAGTGCCAAGCTTTATGGAACTCTTGTGGGATATCGTCGATAGTAAAGTTACTCATTTTTCTTTTCCTTTTCTTAGTTCGTTTATCCGTTCTAACCAGTGTAGAACATTGTCGCAGGGATCATCGGTGTTCACGAACATTCTCCTTAATGTGTTTTCTTCAGTTCAGCTTTGTAAGCATCCCAAGCAGCAGCAGCAGTATAAGCAGCATCATAAATACCGACAGCGGCGAAATAATCGTCATCATAAGCAGTATCATAAACATCAAAAGAAGCTTCACGAGCCGCAGCAACAGCAGCTATATAAACATCAACAGCAGCTTCATGAGCAGCCTTTAGTTCTTCTAGCTTAGTCATTAGAGTTCTCCTTAATGTAGTTTCTTTTTAGAAACGCCTTCTAGTGCTTCGTGAGCGTACCAGTATACTTCTTTATTTTCTTCAGGATCTTCGTAATAGTCTGTTACTGCGCCTTCAATAAAATCAGCAACGTTAGGTGATAGTTGTGACAAGTCACACTTCCCATCTACTGCCATATTGAGGATAATACTTACTAGGATCGCTTCTTGTTCTGTCATGTTATACCCTCATGAATTGTCCAGAGCCTTGGCTTTGGGCTTCTTCTTCGTAGTCTTGGCCTTTACAGAGCCTTCCAGTAGGAAAGTTATAAAGCAATGCTCCTGATGGGCCTGTAATGCCAGTATAACGACATTTGAGGACTTTTGTTTTAATCGTGTTTCTTTTAGCGTCATCTCCATTACCTACATCTCTCGCAAAGGCAATGATGTCCATACTAATTTGTTTAATTGAACCAGAGCCACGGATATCATCCATAGATGGTAGCTTACCTTCTTCGAAGGACTTTCCCTTGTTGTCTGTCTTACGAAGGTGACTAATCAAACCAATCCATACGTTGTGTTTCTTCACAAGTCGTAGTAGGTCATTCATAATCTTATCGATAGCTTCGTTGCCTGTCAAACCATCAGTACCCTCAGAAGCGAGAATAGTAATGTGGTCAACAAACAAATACTTAGCACCAGACAGGCACATGTACTCTAGGTAATCCATAATGGATCCATCAGAGATAGAGCCTTGGTGGTCGAGTACAAGTACCCGATTGTCTCCGAAGAGTTGGTCATAGCCTGCTTTGAGTTCATCAAGGGGAATCTCTTCTGCAGCAGGGTTACGGTTAAGTGCCATACCACTCATCTTACGAGCAGTCTCAGCAGGTGATTCTTCTAAGGAAACGATTCCGACTTTATCTTCTGTAGTCTCAAGCAAGTGAACAGCAATCTCGCGTAGTAGCGTAGACTTACCTGAACCTGTACCCGATGTCCACAGAGTGATTTCACCGAAGCGCATACCTTTGAGTTTATCGTTTAGCCCATCCATAAAGTCAGGATAAGGCACTGACTCAAGTTGGTTGTAAGTTTCTAGTTGTGTCCACAGTTCATCTTTGTCAAGAATACCTGCAGGGGTGTAATCAGTAGCATCGTAGACTGTTTTAAGGACTTTATCAGCGTCTTTAATCCAGAGGTCAGAAGCGTCTTTTTCAGAGGACTTAGCAATCTTAACCTTATCATAACCAATAATACGAGCTGCTTCTTTAGTGGCTTCACGACCTGCTTCATCGTTGTCAAGCCAAAGAATTACTTCATCGAAGTTACGAATCCAATCACGCTCTTCAATCAAGTCTTTGATAGAGGAAGCAGAACGAAGTGATACAACCGGGTAGAAGGCTTTGTAGCGTTTATACCATGCGGATTGTACCGCCATAGCATCTAACTCACCTTCAGTAATTACAAGACGTTTACCGCCGTTGAATAGCTGTTGTCCGAACAAGCCACCACGGACTGTACCCACGGAAGCAAACTTTTTAGGAAGGGTTCTAACTTTATAACCCACCAAGTTGTCTTCACTGTAGTAAGGGTAGTAGTGGCTATCAATAGCTCCATCCATATCGTAAGATACCTTTACACCGTAGTGTTCTGATACTTGCTTAAAGATGTTACGTTCTTTAAACCCGCGACTAGTGAAGTCTTCCCGGATTTCAGTAAGACTAGGCCCGTACGAAACAGGCTCAAAGTCTGTGTTGTTATTAATCACAGGTGTAACCCCTCTAGGTGCTGGTGTTGACTTACGACAGCTGAAACAAAACTTAGAACCATCATCATAAATTTGAAGAGGGTCGGAGCCACCACAGTCATCGCAAGGTTGATTCTTAGTAACTATTCGACCCATAACTTATTCCTCTTCAGATTCCCGTGTATAAACAATAGTAGCAGTAAACTCCGACACTTCTTGAAGAAGAAAGTACAAGATAAGACCTGCCATAGCGTTAAAGCCAAGAACCTCTAGGATTCCAAACAAAGAAAGAACCAACATAGCGAGGCTCATTATATAAGTGCCTGTGGCAATCATTCGAAGCATTAGTATTTCCTTTTCCATGTGTACCCTTTGTGGGTTTTTTGTTTTTCGTTTACACAGCGGTACACCGATGCTTGTTCGAAGCCAGCTTTTTCTACAGCAGTGCGACCAATACATATGATTACATCTCCTGTTTTAACGCAAGTACCTTCTATAGCTCCTTTCGAGTTATGATGATTTAACCCTTTCATACTGCCCTCTGAGATAGCCTTGTTCCACTCTGGTGTGCGAGGAATTTTACCCCGCATTCCCTTCCTGTAATCTGACAACAGTTTCTTTGTTTCCGCTGTGTGAGTCTTGCCGTAGAACCCATTGTTCTCACCTACGAACATAAGCCGCTCCTCGTCGGTCCAGAACTCTTTAGGAATCCACCGAACAGCGCCGATTTGGGCATTCAAAAATAACCGTTCATCACTGTCAGGGAGTCTCTCTGTCAGTACATTACACTTTGTCTGGAAAGCTATTTCGCAATAATTCAAACCACCTCGTGTGCTATAAAGCTCCAAGATGACAAATTTAAAATTATCTTTGCCGAACTCTTTAATCTGTTCGGTGAGATGCTTTGAAGAACCCTCATAGCTTTTCCAGTTAGTTTCTTTCCCGTAGTTCTTACTAGATTTCTTTCCACCGTGTTTTGTTTGTTTCTTTCCAATGTAGAGGTGTCCTGTTTTTTTATTCTTAATAACATACACAAAGCCAAAGTGGTCTACTGGATTTTCCTGAACCAAGTATGATTGTGTCGCCCAATGCCCAAGACCCTCTACCTCGACGGAATTATCCATCATTTCATTTAGTAATTGCAGATTCATAGTCTTCCTTCCTAATCTTAAAATGGTCATTGAGTTTTCTCCAGATATGGATAAGGCGACCATTAGCGATCATGTAGGAATAACCCTCATCGCCATAAGCGTCATTATAAG